GGTGACATTGACGTAGCAGGTGGCTATGTCAATAACTATCTCCCATACTTCAAGCAACCTGAAGTCCGTATGATGTTAGCAGGATTCGCAGCACGAGAGGCATTGCACGTAGCAGCATACTCACATCTAATTGAGACACTAGGTATGCCTGAGTCTACGTACAACGAGTTCCTTGAGTATGACGCTATGAAAGACAAGCACGAATACTTCATGGATATGTCAAACAAGAATGGCACTGTAGAATCAGTAGCAACAAACATTGCCGCCTTCTCAGCGTTTACAGAAGGTATGCAGTTGTTCAGCTCGTTCATTATGTTGCTGAACTTTCCACGCCATGGTAAGATGAAGGGCATGGGACAGATTGTTACATGGTCTATTGTTGACGAGACACAGCACGCTGAGTCTATGATTAAGTTGTTCCGTGAGTACGTAGAGGAGAACATTGATATTTGGAATGACAAACTGAAGTCCTCTATATACACTATTGCTGAGAAGATGGTAGAACTTGAGGACAAGTTTATTGACTTGGCATTTGCTATGGGCCCAATGGAAGGCCTGACACCAGAAGATGTAAAGACATATATAAGATATATTTGTGATAGGCGTCTCATTACTTTGGGCCTCAAAGGTATTTTCAAAGTTAAGAAGAATCCTTTGTTGTGGGTTGAGGAAATGATAAATGCTCCTACTCACACAAACTTCTTTGAGAACAGAGCAACAGACTATGCACGTGGTGCGACAACAGGTACCTGGGACGAAGTATGGGCCTAAAATGGTTACAGTATTACGCTAAGATAGCAGAAGAAACAGCAAAGCTATCAACAGCAAAGAAACTACAAGTAGGGTGTGTCATTGTAAAAGATAACAGGATACTGTCTATAGGTTACAATGGTATGCCCTCAGGCTGGACTAACGAGTGTGAAGATGTAGTAGATACAGGAACTAATATATACTACACAAGTAAACCAGAAGTCTTACACGCAGAAGCAAATGCGCTAATGAAGTTGTGTAAGTCAACAGATTCAAGTGAAGGTGCTACATTGTTTGTCACGCACTTTCCTTGTATTGAGTGTGCTAAACTGATATATCAGGCAGGCATCTCACAGGCATATTACATAAACGAATACAACGCTACTAAAGGGAGCGGAGATAACTTTTTACGAGAAGCAGGAATAGAAGTATGTCAAATAAAACAACAGTAGAACATTATTGCGAGCATTGTGGTGTCGAATACATGGTGACATGGGACGAGGATAACACGCCTGATGATCCTATCTTTTGCCCATATTGTGCAACAGGTATTGATAATGGACTAGACTTAGGTGAAGATGCACAATGACAGACAAATGGCACGGCGGTAAGGGCTCCAGGTATCGCAAAATAGATCAACAGGCTTACAACGAAAATTGGGACCGTATCTTCGGTAAGAAAGACAATATAAATAGTACATCTGATAATGAGGATGTACTTGATGGCGAAGAAGAAAACACGGAAACCGAAAGAGAAACAGATACATAGAGTTTATTGCACATATTTTCCTAATGGTGATTATTATATAGGATACTCAGGCAAGCCTCAAAGGCTCTATGAAAAATATTATGGTAGCTCCAAGTACGTTAAGGAGTATGAAGGTGAACTTGCAAAAGAAACTATTGCCGAGTTTGAGAAGAAGTCTCATGCTAAGATGCAGGAGTTTCTATTACAGTGGCAGCAACGCCACGATCCTCAATGTCTAAACTCCATGTTAAATATAAGACTGAACAAAGAGCCATTAGCTGACTTTGTTCCTATAGAGTGGTTACCCAATGTTAAAAGTTGAAAACGATAAAGCAATACTGTATTCAATGGGTAGGTGTGGTACAAAGTCAATGACTCACCACATACTAGGTTATTCCTACAGTGACATATATGGTGACACTAATCAGCCACTAGAAGAAAGGTTCAAGTTTTTTATTGTGCCGGAAAGGATACAGCAGGCTGACAAGACACAGATACTTGTGTTGCGAGACCCTAAAGAAAGATTTGAAAGTGGGCATCAGTTATGGCTTGAGCAAAATCATATAGACCATCCACAGTATGATGACTACGAAAGGTTCATGTTGTACCACGGAGCACCTTTCCTACACAGACTGGACTTAGATATAAATTTCAAAATATTATTGTTTAACGAATTAAATAATTATGTGCCAGACATACGTAAAGACCCTAAACTAGAAAAAAGGGCATGGGTTCAAAACACATATGATTGGGACACTGAAATGGGTTTGTATTTTAAATTATTAAACGAAAACGAGCGCATTACAGTAGAGGAATTTAACAGATGTTTTTCATAGCACTTTTGTTATGTTCGGCATTAGCAGTATCAGCAGTAGCAGGTTGGTTCTCAATAGTAGGACTGATGGCTATCTTTCCAGGAGTGCCTATACCTATCTTAACAATGGGAATAGTGCTTGAAGTAGCAAAACTGGTCACCGCCTCTTGGATATATCGTAATTGGGACACGGCAGCACTACTACACAAAGTTTATTTGACTACCTCTGTAGTTATTTTATCATTTATTACAAGTATGGGAATCTATGGGTTCCTATCCAAAGCACACATTGAACAAACTATTACAATGGGAGGCAACAATGCTCTACAGATAGAGAGCATTGAAAGGCGAATCACCAACGAGAGGCGTGTCATTACTGATGCGGAAAACGTCATTGAAAGTCTCGATGCCTCTGTCCAAATACTCCAAGAGTATGACAGAATACGAGGACCTGATGGGGCATTAGCGGTAAGACAGTCACAGGCAGAAGAAAGACAAGGACTCAATGCTACCATTGAGCAGGCATTGCAGAATATTGAATCACTTGAGGATGATTTACGGCCACTACGGCAAACAGCATTACAGCAAGAGGCAGAAGTTGGCCCGGTTAAGTATATAGCGGCACTTATATATGAAAACCCTGAAGAAATGCTTGACAACACGGTGCGACTTGTAGTAATATTAATAGTATTAGTATTTGACCCGTTGGCTATATTACTTGTGATAGCGGCCAACCAGTCATTACTACAGCGCAGAGGTGAGAAAATATCCTTTGTGACAATAGAAGAACCTGTCGAGGACTTTGGTATCGAACCTGAGGCTCCTGATTTGACAGAAACAGAAATAGAACAGTTTAATAGATTGGACAGGTCAGTAAGAAGTAAGTTAAGTTGGCTGATTGATAGAAAAAGGAAAGATGATGAAAAAGAATGATGTGGTGACGGTTGTTACCTCTGTAGGTGAATTTGTTGGTAAGTTTGTAAGTGACAGTCCAGAGGGTGTAACTATTGATGACCCACGTATGATTGTTCATAGCCAGCAAGGTATGGGTTTTGCTAAAGGTGTCAGTATGGCAGGGATTGAAGATCCTAAACAAGTGACATTTGGAGCAGGACAGATTGTAACTGTGATGGAAATAAATCCTGCCGTTGAGAAAGCCTGGCGAGAGTTTACTTCCGGTATTGTAATATAATGGAGAATGAAATGAGCAGAGAAGATTACGTTAGCGCACTACAGACAGGTGTGCGTACAATTACTTTCACAAAGAAAGACGGCACAGAACGTGTGATGAAGGCCACACTACAGGAAAGTGTAGTGCCTGCAACAAAAGGAACCAGAACAGCTCCTGAAACTAATCTAGTTGTTTTTGATACTGAAAACAACGGCTGGCGTTCTGTTATTATTAAGAACATCAAGTCCTTTACATGAAGGTAACTGTTATAGGAAACGGCCTCTCTCGGAGGCCAATTCCTTTAGATAAGATTTCAGGCACTACAATAGGGTGCAATGAAATCTTTGAGGAGTTTACTCCTGACTATATCTGTGTAGTGGATCAACGGGTGATGAAGTCATTATATGAAAGTGATTACAATAACCCAGTCTACTACAGACACAAAGCACTGCGAGGAGATGTTGATACTCCGAAACATAACTGGCACTCCCCTGACTTTCTACAGTATAACAACAGCGGAAATGCTGGACTAGAACTAGCAATACACTTAGGGGCCACAGAAATAGACTTATTAGGATTTGATTGTGGCCCTGGCCGTTTGTTGAGATTGAGTTATATGAAGGATGCTCAATTTGATTTATGGGCAAAGTATCTTATATTCAAGTCCATACAGCACAAAGGTATCCGTAGAATTATTAGCCAAGAATCTACACCTATCCCCGATGTCCCCTCAATATCTGTGGAAGATTACATAAAAGAGCTTGACATTTAAGGATTCTTTCTGTTATAATTAGTAGTATGAATAGAAGGAGTCCATCATGGCAAAAACTAAACGAGCACGCAGCACCTATGTGTTGCCGGAACCTAAGTGGGCAGAGTTTAAACTGCTCACCGATGATACAGAACGAGACATAGCTTTACGCGGTTGTCTGTATTTCGTGCATTATGAGATACAGGATAAGGTAGGTGTCACACAATTTAAAAAGTGGGCAAAAGCAAACTGGGACAAGGACACAGTGTCCTCTATCCTCAAGTTGCCTGACTCTACTTTTTATTCAGTTGCTAAATATTTTTACTGTTGGAGTAAGTTGGGTTGGTTGACAGAATCAACAGCAGCTTTCATTGACAAACAGAAAGATGTTTGGCTATCACAAGCAGCTTCCTATGTAGCAGATAAGGAAGACAAACCCAAAGTTGTAAACATACGAGAGAATCTTAATAAGTTTGCTATGGGTGTAGATGATAACATTGAGTATATTATCAATGGCGCACAGGTAACTAACTACAAGGACTTTGTAGAAGCATACAAACTCAACAATGCTGAGACAGCACAGGCTGTTACTATTGTAGACGAGTTTGCTATGGAGTTTAGAGAGTTAGCACAGGGTGACGATGAGCAGTTGAAAGAAGGCTACTCACACGTTAAAAGGTCTACACTCAAGCATCTGTTAGCTTTCTTTGACGGCTTACAAGTAGCACTCATGGAAACAAAACAGGCTAAAAAGATTACACGTATCAGACGTAAGCGCCCTGTTGACAAGAACAAACTTGTACGCAGGCTGAAGTACACCAAACAACATGAGACTTACAAGTCCATTGATCCTGTTGATATTATAGGTGCAAGTGAGGTGTGGGTGTATGACATTAAACGTAAGCGTTTGGGTGTGTATGCGTCAGAGTATGCTGGCACTTTGGGAGTTAAAGGTACTGTCATAGATAATTACTCCCTCACAAAATCCTACGAGAAAACATTACGTAAAGAGGAACGACTCAAAGACTTTATGGAATGTCGTAAGAATGGCTTACACAAGTTTATGGACACGATACGAGGCAAGCGATACCCTGCCAAGTCCCGTGTACAAGCCACGATGGTTTTGTTGAGGGTGATTAAATGATAGTTATAGATTATAATCAAGTTGCTATTGCTACATTCATGTCCGAAATAGGTCACAGGCCTGGCAGTGATATTGACGTTAACCTGCCTCTTCTCCGTCACATGATTATCAACACTATCAGATCCTACAAGAAGCGATTTGGTAATGAGTTTGGTGAAATTGTTATTGCTTGTGACAACAGGCACTATTGGAGGCGTAAGGTATTCCCATACTACAAGGCACACCGTAAGAAGGACAGAGAGAAGTCTGACTTTGATTGGAATGCTATATTTGATGCACTGTCTATTGTGCGTGATGAACTGGCAGAATACTTCCCATATCCTGTTATTGACGTTGAGGGTGCTGAGGCTGATGATGTTATCGGTACACTTGCTGAATATAGTCAGAAGTTAGGAGAGCCTGACCAGTTGTTCGGTGACCCCACCTCTGTTCCTTATCTGATTATCAGCGGTGACCATGACTTCAATCAGCTACAGAAATGGGACAACGTGAAACAGTATGCCCCAGCATTTAAGAAGTGGGTCAAACTGAAGGAACCTGTTGAAAAGGTATTGATGGAACATATCATTACAGGCGACAAGGGTGACGGTATTCCTAATATGTTATCGCCTGATGATTGTTTTGTAGAAGGCAAGCGACAGAAACCTATACGTAAAACATTATTAGCAGAGTGGAAGTCTAAGCCACCTGAGGAATGGGTGACGGGTGATATGGCACACGGATACAATCGTAATCGTATGCTTGTTGACCTTACACAAACTCCTCAGGAGATAAAAGATAACATTATAAATAGTTTTGAAATGCAACAGGGCGGTGATAGAAGTCAGTTGCTAAACTATTTTATCAAAAACAAAATGAAAAACATGATGGAAGTGTTGGGAGATTTTTAATGAAACACAGACAGATGGATGAAGGCTTTGATTGGGTATTCAAAGCAGAAGGAGTAGATGCTCAGATTGAGAGGCTAAAAGAGTGGGCCAAAACTAATCAGGCAGTTGTTCCTGTAGTGCGTATTGGTGTAGGTGCTGAGAAACCTACATGGGATTTGCCTGAGGGTATGCCCGAAACAGGTATAAAAATACAAGATGATATTCCTGAAGGTATGGGTGAAACTACACTACAGCTTGAATGGCGCAGGGTGAAAGCATTTATCACACCTGGTAGCAACATGAACAATCTACCTCCTGTAAGGCGTGAACAGCAGTGGTGTAATATCCTTGAAGGCATACATCACAAAGAAGCAAAACTACTGACAGCAGTTAAGGATGGTAAGCTGTTAGAAATGTATCCTCAGATGGAAGCATTGTTAAAACCTCTTGGTATATCTGAGTATAACAAACCCACTAAGGCAAAACCTAAGAGAAAGGCGAGGGCAAAGAAAGGTGTTAAGAAAGCTAGTTGACTGGTGGAACGGCCTCTTCCGGGAAGAGTACGAGATAACAATATACTATCCAGGGGAAAAAGCTACATTAGCAGATGGTTCAACCGTAGAAAAGGAACCCGCTGAAAGGACATTCTCTGCTAAGAAGATTGTTAAAAAGAATCCTAAGCACTTTATTTGGATTGATCTTGAAGATAGACACCACGAGTTGAAGTTCCTAAACCCTGTAGTCTTTCACATTGTTAAGATTCACTAGGCTTATACGGATCGTATATTGTGCCTAGCTGATAACCTTCAGGCACGGGGTCATTCTCTGGTATAGCGGTATAGCCATCAGCATTACAAATATACTTGTATTTACCTCTAGCTAGTCTAGACTTAGACATTTTTAGTTTTGTAGCATAGGAATGTTTCTTTCCATAGAAGTTATTATCCTCGCCTCTGTTCTGTCCTGTTCTACTCTTTTTGATCTTGAGGCGGTGTGATTCTTTCAGTCCATCCTTGTGTCCGTGATTGGCCTTGACAGCAGCACTGATCTTATCCTTTGTCTCCTGTGTATGTTTACTACGCTTACGTGCTTTGTCAACAGCAAACTCAATACCTTCTTTCTCAGCATACTCACGCAACACTTCAACAGCAGTAGCACGCCTGATAAGCTCTCTTGGTTTGGGTAGCTTATCTACGTCCTTTGCTTCTACTAGACAGTAGCCATCTTTGGTGTTGAAAATAAAATAAGACTTCATTAATATAGTTTGCCGAAAGGACCAAACACATTACCTTTCTTTTGACAGAAATAGCATATATCAGTCCAGAAAAAATCTAATGACTCACCTTTGAGTTTGGTAAACACTTCATGTAGTAAGTTTATTTGCATGAGTTTGTTGTGTGCAGCTGCGGGATTTGGACCTGAGAAAGCCTTTCTAATATTATCTTCAAATTGTTTAGATGAAGTGACACCATCAAAATCTATGACTCTCGCCAGTTTTAGTTTATCATACATTTTACAGAATTCATCAGATCTTTCCATAAACTCTTTAGTATCCATTGGAAATGTTTTTTTATCGTTATTGAATTTCATACCATATGCTTTAAAGGCTACAGATACCATATCCAACGGAGCCTTTCCTAATTTGGCAGCTGCGTTAGCTATATCAGTGCCTTCAACCTTCATTGGAGTGATTCCGCTGCCTTGTTGCCTTATCTGCATTTTGATAGTCATCTTTTTACCTTTAAGATATACCAAACTATCAGAAGAACTAAGATTTCCTTGTTGGTCAACAGATAGTTTGCAAACAGCATTGTCAAATCTGAATTTGTATTCATCATCATAAAACATATCAGAGTTATCCATGTTCACTAATTCATATTGTGCTGTTTTGCCTGACATCTTTTTAAGTGATATACCTACAATGGCATTGTCT